ATGTTTGGTTGGTTGGAGATACTAGAGAAACATTTGATACTTTAGACGAAGCAAAAGAGTTTACGAAAGGATTATTAGTAACATGAAAAAGGGTGAAATCAACGTAGACCTGATTGAGCATATGGGTGATGACCTTACGGTTGTACGTGCTGCACGAGTGTCATACGATAAAACTTCTGACTGGCGTGGTCAGATACATTCAGGGGAATTTCGTGTCCTCAGTGACAAGGACATACGCCTAATCAGCTATCTGGCAAAGCATAAGCATACATCCCCATTTGGTCATGGGTTTGCTACCTTCCGTGTGGATGCACCTGTCTTTGTCGCCCGACAGTTGGTTAAGCATAAGTTCCTACGATGGAATGAGATTAGTCGTCGTTATGTGAAGTATGAACCAGAGTTCTATGAACCATACTGGCGTGAGAAACCTGAGAACTCGAAGCAGGGTTCAGGGGGGCCGATGGAAATTAGCCAAGAGGCTGAAATGATGTTCCATGCTACCTTGCGTAATGCACTGACGACATATGATCTAATGATCAAAGAAGGTGTTGCACCTGAACAGGCACGTTCGATCTTGCCACAGAACATGATGACCTCTTGGTATTGGTCTGGTAGCCTTGATGCATGGGCTGACATGTGTAAGTTACGCTGTGCCAGGGATACACAAGGTGAAACACGCATTGTTGCCTCTGTGATTTACGGTGAGATGCTAAAGCTGTATCCTGTATCTTGGGCTGCACTGATGGATCAAGACGAATGAGTTGGTTATTAGTTGTAGTCTGGGCGTATCAAGGTATCCCCTCAGTGGAAATTATAGAAGAATACGAATCTATGTATGATTGCTTCTATGGTTTTGAATTGTATGAAGAGCAGGTAAAAGAACAAATGCAGTTAGTCTGCGTGGAGAATGATAATGGATAATGATGATATTATGAAAATGTGTCGATCCCTAGCGAGGAAATATAACGATCCACAAGAGTACGATGATTTGGTGTCCGAAGGTGTCGTAAAAGTACTAGAATTGGTCGCTGAAGGTAAAACCGACAGAAACCTACTGTATTCTCATGCACAACGTGAAATGCATGATTACTACAATGTACGTAGAAGCCCTGTATACGTCCCTGTGGGTGGTAAATCACATTCCATGAGTGCTGATACAGATGTTGATGGTTGGACTGCTACAGCCCTACAACAAGCTCTTTTTGGTGATGCTGTTGAGTATGAAGAATATATGTCGCAAGCACCATCGACAGAAGAGTTATATGAACAGAAAGAGTGGTATGCTAAAGTCCAAACTGTGGCAATCACATGTCTTACACAAGAAGAGTGGGCAATAATTCGTATGAGATACTGGGATGAAATGACACAAGATGATGTAGGTATTCATATGGGTCGTAACAAAATGTGGGTTTCACGACATGAAAAAGCAGCACTCGAAAAAATCCGTAACAATTTGTGATGTTACTAAATCGACAGAAAGTCGTTATAGGTAAGTGTCCCTTAAACATAAGTTTACTACTCAAGTTTTAATATCTTGTTTTAGTAAATAAACATAAGTTAGGAACTTAAGTATGAGTAGAACTGCACATTTGCCATGTCCATTTCATAGTTGTGGGTCGTCTGATGCTTTTAGGTGGTGGCCTGAAGATGGCAATGGTTTTTGTCATTCTTGTCGTGGAAACTACCCGAAGGATAAGAAAGAGTTGTTCCCTTGGGCAAAAGAGAAATACCCCCTGAATGGAAATAAGGATTGGGATGATATGAACGTAACAAGTTTTACACCTAAGAAGATAGAAGACAAATCTGATGGTCGTTATCAAGCCATGCGTGGGATCAATGCAACCACGATGGAAGACTACGGGGTGAAGACATTCACTGATCGTCAAGAGTATGTATACCCCAGCGGTGGAATTAAGGTTCGTCGTCTTGACGAGAAAGCCTTCTACACAAAAGATGGTTTCAAGGGTGATGAACTGTTCGGCATGAACTTGTTTACATCTGGGTCGTCTAAGATGGTAACGGTAACAGAGGGTGAACTAGATGCCCTGTCAGTGGCACAAATGCTCAAGAGCAGCTACACTAACCCTGTTGTGTCTTTGCCCTCTGCTACGCCCTCTAAGAAGCTCTGGGAGAACTGTAAGGAATGGTTAGATGGGTTTGAGAAGATCATCCTGTCTGTCGATACAGATGACGCAGGTAATGCTCTTGCGGATCGTATGGCTAAGTTATTCCCTAACAAAGTCTACCGTGTACCACACGACAAATACAAGGACGCTAACGAGTTCCTACAGAATGGTGCGCAAGCAGAGTTTAAGAGTGCATGGTGGAACGCTAAGAAGTATACACCAGAGAATATCTTAAATACTGCTGATCAGTTCTTGTCGTTGTACCACGATACACCAGAGCATATCTACGTGGAGACAGGTATTCAGGCACTGGACGACAAAATCTTGGGACTGATGCAGGGACACTTTACAGTGTTCAAAGCACCTACAGGGATCGGTAAGACAGAACTAATGCGGTATCTAGAATACAACATGCTACAGAAGGGCATACCGATTGCTGCATGGCACTTAGAAGAAACCAAACTACGGTCACTACTTGGTCTTGTGTCGTATCATCTGAACGATAACCTGACACGTAGGGATTTGATTGACGATAAGGAACGTAACGATGATGTAGTACAAGCCATTAGAGACATCACCAAGGATGAAAACTTCTATCAGTTTTACTTAGGTGATGGTGCAAGTGCTGAAGATTTGATTGATCAGATCAGGTTCTTTAGTCAGGCATGTGGATGTAAGTTTATCTTCTTTGAGCCTATCCAAGATGTAATCTCTGGATCGTCTGAAGAAAGCAAAGAACAACAGTTGGCTGACCTGTCAGTGCGTCTGTCTAAACTTGCAGCGGAATTAAACGTAGGTATCGTAAGCATTGGTCACACTAACGAGAATGGTGACTTCAAGTATTGTAAGATGATTGGTCAACGTGCATCAGTTATCATCGACTTGTACCGTGACAAAGAAGCTGAAGACCTACAAGAACGAAACACAACGTATCTCAAGATTGAGAAGAACCGTCCGTCATCTGAGGAAGGTGCAGCGGGTAAGATGCGGTTCAACTACGATACGTTTACATTAAGAGAGGTAATTTGATGAAACATGAGTATTATCAACTGAGGGCGCAGTCTTACTTAAGTGATGGTATTTACATCTGGGAAGATTTAGATGCCCAGTGTGAGACTCTAGAAAAATGCTTGGATTGCAGAGATTATGCTATGCTACACTACCCTGAGTATGTAGACTATGAGATCATACACAGAGTGGAGACTGTAGTAAGTCCAGCACAACGTGGGATAGAAAGTGATTGGGATAGGTAATGCCAGTATTTGATATTGAAACAGATGGTCTATTAGACGAAATGACAAAGATACACGTTTTGTCTTGGATGGGGGACGATGGAAATGTGCATCATACCCATGACTATGTGGCAATGCGTATATTCTTTGATGAAGCACCTACGTTGATTGGTCACAACATCATCAGGTTCGACATCCCTGCAGTGGAAAAGATACTTGGTATCACTGTGGACAAGAGTAAGCTGATCGACACTTTACCTTTGTCGTGGTATCTAAACCATGATCGTATGCGACATGGGCTTGAGGGCTATGGAGAGGACTATGGAGTGCCTAAACCAGTGATTAAGGACTGGAACATCTTAACACCTGAAGAGTATGCTCACCGCTGTAATGAGGACGTTAAGATCAACACACGTCTCTATCGTGATCTAGACCTAAAGCTGAACAAACTGTATCAGGATTATTCGGAGAAGAAACGCTTTATCGACTACCTGATGTTCAAGATGGACTGCGCTAGAGAACAAGAAGCCCTGCGGTGGAAATTAGATGTTGATAAGGCTAAGAAGCACCTAGAAGAGTGGGAGACACTGAAGGATGAAAAGACAGAAGCCCTCGCTGACGCAATGCCAAAACGTAATCTATTTACGACTAGAACCAAACCAAAGGTCATGTACAAGAAAGACGGTTCACTTTCTAGTCACGGCGAAAAATGGGTTCAGCTATGCAAGCAGGAACACCAACCGATTTCTACACTGTCTATGGTGGTCAAAACAGGGGAAGAACGAGCAAATCCTAACAGTGTGGAACAGGTCAAAGATTGGCTTTTCTCTCTGGGGTGGAAACCTCGTACCTTCAAATATCTAAGGGATAAGGTAACTGGTGATGAACGGAAACTGGAACAAGTACGGAAAGACGGAGAACTCTGTCCCTCAGTACGTGAACTGGCTAAACAGGAACCAGCTATTAATCTTCTTGATGGCCTCAGTGTTCTTTCACATCGTATTGGTGTCCTTAGATCAATGGTTGAGTCAGAAGACAATGGATACGTGCAAGCAACTATTGCAGGGTTCACTAACACCCTACGCTTTCGTCATGCCCGACCACTGGTCAACCTGCCATCAGTTGATAAACCCTACGGTGCAGAAATAAGGGGTTGTCTGACTGCGCCAGAAGGTTACACATTATGTGGTGCTGATATGACATCGTTAGAGGATACGACAAAGAGACACTACATGAAGCCACTTGATCCTGATTATGTCGCTGAAATGAGTAAGGACGGTTTTGACCCTCACCTCGACTTGGCGAAACACGCAGGTGTTATCACACAAGATGACATCGACAAGCATAACTCAGGGGAACGTAGTCTTAAAGCACTGCGTAAGAACTACAAGGTGGTGAACTACAGTGCTACGTATGGTGTAGGAGCTTCTAAACTGTCCCGTGAGACAGGTATGGCTAAGTCTGAGGCACAGACACTGCTAGATGCCTTTTGGTCACGTAACTGGTCAGTACAGAAGGTGGCAGAAGGTCTACGTGTCCGTGAACTGTTTGGCTCTGCTTGGGTGCAGAACCCTGTATCTAAGTTCTGGTACAGTCTACGGTCTGACAAGGATAGGTTCAGCACACTAAATCAGGGTACAGGTGTATTCTGTTTTGACAGTTGGGTTAAGGAATGTCGTAGCATGGGGCTTAAGACTATCGGTCAGTTCCACGACGAAATTATAACTCTAGTAGAAGAGGGGAATGAGGACAAAGAGGAAAACATTATGACTATGGCAATCGACCAAGTGAACCAAGAAATCCAGTTAAATGTACCACTTGGGATAGATGCACAATTCGGACGGACATACGCTGACGTACATTAGAAAATAAATTTGTACTTTAGTGTTACAAACTCTTAAAAAGGTCGTTATATATAATTACCAGACTCGACGAAAGGAAATGTCTTATGGCACGTTATGAAATGGAAATGGTTCTGCAATACGCTAAAGTATTCCCAGAAAATGCTGACATGGGTGACCCGAATGGGAATACCATTGCAAAAGGGATCGCAGACAAAGGTGGTCAGTATGTAATGAACGCATACTTCACCAACGAGGCAGACATCGACAAGTTACTTGCAGAAGGTTTAAACCCTAGCCCGATGGGAAGCCAACGTATTGCTGATGGTGAAGCTGAATTTGGCATCGGTAAATACATGAAGATGAAACGGTCAGTTGCTGACAACATCAAGACCTTCACCGACAACAAGGGTAAGCCTGTTGAGGTAAACTACGGTGGGCCTATTGCTGTCGTTGACCTTACGCAAGGTGAAGACAATAAACGGTGGTGGAGCTTTGAGGATGATGGGCCGTTAGGCAATGGCACAAAAGCTAAAGTCATCTTTGACGTTTACTCTAACGGTTCAGGTGTTCGTATGAACGCTATCGGTGTTACAGAGCATGTGGCATATGAACCTGCAGAGACTAACACTATCGGTGCTTGGACAGAGGTAGCCTAATGAATGTAAACTTAGAAGCAGTTGCTGATAAAGACGAAGACGGTTTCAACGGTAATATCACTATGTACCGTGAAGAAATCGAAGACGTATATCAGTTAGCTAACCTGTTCACAGACTTTGCTGTCGCTATGGGGTTTACCTATGTCAAATCAGTAGGGTTTGAAAAGGATGACGGTACTGTAGTATGGGGTGACTTCTAATGACCTTTGGCAAAGTGCTGATCGACGGGGACATCATAGCCTACAGAGCAGCCTTTGCTACTCAAGATAAGCTACCTAAAGATGCAGAGGAAAAGGCAGAAGAGCTTATCCAATACATCTTACAGGAAACTCTGGTGTTCCCTTCACCTAATGATTACAAAGTGTATCTCACAGGTAAGGGGAACTTCAGACATGATGTAGCTAAGTCACATGTGTACAAGGGCAACCGTAAGGATGCATCTAAGCCTTTACACTTACCGACTGTGAGGCAGTATCTGATAGACAAGCATAACGCAATCGTAAGCGAAGGAGAAGAAGCCGATGACCTTATAGCGATAGAAGCAACCCGACTTGGTAAGAACACGACTGTGGCATCAATCGACAAAGATATGTTGCAGATACCTTGTAAGCATTTTAACTTTGGTCGTGGGGAATGGTCAGATGTTGACGAATGGTCAGGTCTTACATTCTTCTACAAACAAATCCTGACTGGTGACGCAGCAGATAACATCGTAGGTCTTTATAAGGTTGGGCCTGTAAAAGCTGATAAGATGTTAGATGGTGCAGAGACAGAGGAAGACCTATGGAAGAAATGTGTAGATGCATACAATGGTGACGTAGATCGTGTTATAGAAAATGCCAGACTTCTTTGGCTAAGACGTAGAGAGGACGAACTATGGCAACCGCCCGTAGCAGTAAAGCAAAAGGACGATTAGGACAACAAGAGATCAGGGACACTATCCTTAAGACATTCCCTGAACTAGAACCCGATGATGTCCGTTCTACTGCTATGGGTCAGTCAGGGGAAGATATACAGTTATCACCAAAGGCACGACAACTGCTTCCCCTGTCTATCGAAGTAAAACGACGAAAAGGTTTAGCTACCGTCTATGACTGGATGTAACAAGCGAAGCAAGATGGTCAGTATGAGCCTGTCGTTTTCTTTAGGGGTGACCGTAAAGATTGGGTTGTTATGGTTAATCTAGATCACT